CACGTCCGATTACATGACGATGGCTGCACAGAAGTTGGACGGGCTGCATGACGGCTGGCAGAAGAACAACATCGTGATGGCGCTGTTCGGAAAGTCGGGTACTGAAGTCAATGAGTTCCTCGCAGACTACGCTGACAAGGGCTCTCTGGCGTCTAAGGTGACCGACGAGCAGGCAGCGCAGGCACTCGAGTACGAACGCACCATGCGCCAGCTGAGTGCGACGACCAATCAGTACAAGCAGCTGATCGGCATGTCGCTGCTACCTGTTCTTTCGTCCATCGCTGACGAGTTCCTGAACATGGTCAAGACGGCCGGCAAGCTGGACGACGCAACCAAGGCACTGATCAAGAACGACGTACAAGACTGGGCGTTCGGCATCGCCAAGGTGTTCGGTGCAGCAATCGACGACGGGATCATTTTCTGGGACGTCCTGAAGGGTCTTGCCCAAGCTGTCGGTACGTTGATTGGTGCATTCGTCACGTGGGGCGATGTGCAGAGCAAAGTCTTGCACGGTGACTTCGCTGGTGCATGGGACTTGGCCAAGACCAACATCGTTGAGTTCGGCCTCGGCATGAAGGGCGCGTGGGATACGGCGACTCAGTTCAGCACGAAGTACTACGACATGGTCAACAAGGCCCAGGAGAACCTGAACAAGAAGACTGGCGTTGAGCCTGGCAAACCTAAACCAACGCCGACAAACATTGGTGACAAGGACGGCAAGGAAGCTACCGCCGCTACCGGACCAAATCTAGACGGCGAACTGGCGGGTCTGCAGAAGAAGCTTCTTCTTGAAAAGGATCTGTACGCGAACGACGTGCTCCGCATCATGATCGATGCAGGCTACTACGCGAAGTACGACCAAGTCCAGGTCAAGGCTCTTGCGAACCTGCAGGATCAAGTCGTCGAGCAGGAACGATTCAACGCCGAGAAGAAGCGTGACGTCGAGATCTCCAGGCAGATGCAGGACGCCACGGCTGATGGCAAGCGAAACAAAGTGATGGCTGAATACGGCAAGACGACCAATGACGCCAACATTGCAGTCCAGAAGTACCGCATCTCGATGGCCCAATCGGAGCTTCAGTCACTGAAGAACGCTGGCGCGACTCAAAAAGAAATCGACGCCCTCAACGACAAGATCCAGGTCATGCAGGGTGAAGAAGCGGCGGACGAACAGAGGAAGTCTGACGCCGACGCCCTCAAGGATCAGACCAGCACGTTCAACTACGGGTGGCAGCAGGCGTTCGCCAAGTACAAGTCAGATGCAGGTGACGCATCGAAGACTGCAGGCACGATGTTCGACTCGATGACAGGAAAGATGGGCGATGCGTTCGCCAACTTCGTCACGACCGGCAAGCTGAACTTCAAGAGCCTCGCCGCTTCGATCCTCTCTGACCTCGCCAAGATCGCAGCAGAGAAGGCGATCGTTGCAGCGATCAGCGCATTCGCAAACGGTGGTGCGTTCTCAGGTGGAACTCAGTTCTTCGCTGACGGAGGTGTCGTCTCGTCTCCGACCGGCTTTGCAATGGCTGGCGGAAAGATGGGAGTGATGGGTGAAGCAGGCCCAGAAGCCATCATGCCTCTCAAGCGCGGTTCTGACGGCAAGCTCGGTGTCGCGATGAACGCGGGTGCCTCTACGTCCAATTCCGTAACAGTAAATACCCCCATCTCGATCTCGATTGGTTCTGTGGACTCGGCAGAGCGTCAGCAAGAACTGATGCGCAAGATTCAACAGCTGGTCGAGGTCACAACCAAGAAGACGGTTGCAAACGAACAGCGAAAGGGCGGGCAATTGAATCCCGTCCGCTAAGGGGAGGGGTATGCCAGCAGCACTACCAGCACAGGACAAGATTAGCCAGCAGACGACATCACAGACGACCTACAAGGTCATCACGAGCCAGTACGGCAACGGTTACAGCCAGCGCACCGCGGATGGCATCAACAACAACCAGGCGACGGTCTCCGTCATCTGGGACAACGTCTCGCTGACCGACTTCACGACCATCGTCACCGCACTTGATGCGGCCTACGGTGTCGACTACTTCACGTGGCAACAACCGGGTGACGCGGCGTCCAAGAAGTGGATCGTCTCGCAGTACTCCCGCTCGATCTTGTCGAACAACGTGTTCAGCGTCTCGGCATCTCTTGCGCAGGTGTTCGACCTATGACGATCCAACAAGACCTCCAGAAGGCGGCGGTCGGCAAGTATGTCGAACTATTCGTCCTCGACATCACTCCGCTCGGTGGGCCGATCTTCCGCTTCACTCCGAACACGGTCGGTGGAGCATCGTCAGTTTCGTTCGGTTCACAGGTATACACAGCTCTTCCGATCAGCGGTGAAGGCTGGCAGACATCGATGGACGGTCAGGCACCTCAGCCAACGTTGACCGTCTCGAACGTCGTACGGTTCCTTCAACCGTATGTGTCGACCTATGGCGACTTGGTCGGGGCCAAGATCACCCGACTTCAGACGCTTGATAAATACCTTGACACAGGCTCTACGCCTGACTCGACACAGGTATTCAACTCGTCCGTTTACATCATCGAACAGAAGACCAAGCAGAACTTCACACAACTGGAATTCAGGCTTGTATCGGTCATCGATGCACCAGAGTTCAAGCTACCAAAAGGTCAGGTCACGCGAGCCATCTTCCCGGGTGCCGGGTTGTTCCGCAAATCCTGACCATGACATTCCAAGAGCACTTCATCACATGCTGGCCTGAAGAGGGCGTCGGCTACATCAAGGACGATCAGTTCTTCCCATTGGAGAACCTGGCCGAGAACAAGCAACTGTCGTTCAAGGTCGATCCAGCGTTCCTGCTTCAACAGCCGGATGTCCTGCTGCACTCGCACACGACAGGTCACATCGTCTTAGATGTAGACCCACGCTCGCCGTCGTACGAAGACCTCGAAGGCCAGATCAAGACGGACATCGAGTGGGGCATCTGCGTCACTGATGGCGAGGTGTGTGAAGACCCTCTGTACTGGGGCAACCCGAACCGTCGTCCGGATCTGTTGGAGCGTGAGTTCATCTTCAACCTTCAAGACTGCTACTCGCTCGTCCAAGACTGGTTCTTCGTTGAACATGGCATCGAGCTACCGAATGGCCCACGAACACCATTTTGGAACACCGAAGGCGACGACCACCTGACGGAGCGCTTCGAAGCGTTTGGGTTCAGCCGTGTCGATGTCAAGGAGTTGGAACGAGGCGATGTCCTGTTCTACAAGATCCGTTCGCAGGTGCCAAACCACCTTGGCGTCTACCTCGGCGACGGTCAGGTTCTCAGCCACTTCTACGGCCGCGTCTCGTGCGTTGAATCGTTCGGCAAGTGGGCCAACTATGTCGACTTCGCAGCGAGGTTCACTCAATGATCCATACGCTTCACCTACACGGCTTCATGGGCAAGAAGTACGCGAAGACGGTCACGCTTGCTGCGGACAACATGTTCCAGCTGATGAGTGGCCTGACATCGCGGTTTGGCCCTGGCTTCAAGAACGACGTCCGTGATGGCAACTGGCACTTGACTGATGGCGCGATGAAGGTTGGCAACGACCTTGGCAATGAAGACGTTGCGCCAGGTCGCAAGCTGAAGAGCAAGCACATCCACTTGATGCCGGCCGTTGAAGGCGCGTCCGCAGCCCTTCGCATCGTCATCGGTGTCGTGATTGTTGCGGTTGGCGTGTACCTCCATCAACCGTGGCTTGTTGCGATTGGCGCTTCGCTGATCCTGGGCGGGGTGACTCAAATGCTGACCAAGACGCCCAAGGCGTCAACAGCAGATGGCTCAGACCAACAGGCGTCTTACATCTACAACGGCGCGGTCAACGTCGACAGCCAAGGCGGCCCCATTCCAATTGGCTACGGACGTTTCGTGCGCGCTTCCTCTGTGCTGATCGCGACAGACTTTTCGAGCGACGAGATCTACTGATGAACACATACAACAAGAAATTCAAGGATACCGAGTTCGAGGATGCAGCCTTCGTCACTGGCTCGGGTGGATCGTCAGGCTCGCACACCCCGGTAGATGCACCGACGACTCTCGCTTCAAAGACGACTGCACGTGTCCTGTTCTTGATCGGACAAGGTGAGAACGGCGGCTTGGCCGACCAAACGAACCCGCTGAAGTCGGTCTTCTTCAACAACACGCCAGTCATGAACGCTGACGGGTCATTGAACTACACGAACGTCCAGCTTTCCGAGCGCTACGGCCTGCCATCGCAGACGTACATGACTGGCTACCCGTCGGCGTCGAACACTGCCACCGTAGGCCAGAAAATCACGACGGCTACACCTCAGGCTTACACAAC